GTTAATTTTAAGTATGAAAATCGGACATCTAAACACTTATAAATTTTGTTAACTTGAAAGAGCTAAAAAGACCTTAAAAAACTTGCTGTATTTACTGTAAATCTTGATAAGTTTTGTAATGTTGTAAAGTGTATGCCCCCACGCAGGATGCCCACCCCCCTACCCCCTATATATATGTAATGCTTACACATTTTATACCGATTTACTTTGTAAACCACGCAGGTCTAGGTGGTACTATACAGCCCCCCGGGGCACAATTACATTGTACAGTTGGTTTTCCTTCTTGTCAACCCCTTTTTTAAAATAACTTAAAAGACTTGACAAGTTTTAAATCCACACATATAATAATACCATGAGCAATCTACCCACAAAGCGTAAATTAACGGAAAAACAAGAGAAATTCTTGGAAAATGTTATTGAAACTAAGGGTAATCTCAAACTTTCAGCCGAACTTGCAGGTTACTCAGGCAATCACTACCAAATAATACAAAGTCTTAAACAGGAATTAGTTGATTTAGCCTCCGATGTACTTGCGAAGGAAGCACCTACAGCAGCTTTTAAGCTTGTGGATGTTTTAACAACAAATAAACCTATACCTCAAGCTAATGTAAAGGTACAAGCTGCTCAAACAATACTAGACCGAGTAGGTTTAGGTAAGAAAGAGAGATTAGATATTAATCATAATGTACAAGGTGGTATCTTTATCCTTCCAGAGAAGGAAACTATAGATATAACCGACTATTCAACAGTATCTACAGGAGAATAAATGGCTAAAAAGAAATCTACTGTTAATAAGGCTGGTAATTATACTAAGCCTACTATGCGTAAGCGTATATTTAATAGAATAAAGGCAGGTACCAAAGGTGGTAAAGCCGGACAATGGAGTGCTCGTAAGGCACAGATGTTAGCTAAAGCCTACAAAGCTGCTGGTGGTGGTTATAAGTAATGGCTAAAGCTGCATCACAACGAAGTCTTGACAGATGGACCAGACAGAAGTGGAGAACCCCTAGTGGTAAGAAATCTTCTGAGACTGGCGAAGTGTATGCACCAGAAGAAAAGATTAAAAGATTAAAGTCTACAGCTTCGGGTCGAGCAAAACTAGCACGAGCTAATAAAAAGAAACGAGCTGCTACTAAAGCAGGTAAACAACATGCACGACATGGTTTACATAAAAGAAGAACTACTAGGAAATACAAGAAAAAATAATGGCAAAAGATAGCAGATTAAAAAGAGCAGGAGTAAGTGGTTATAATAAACCAAAGCGTACTCCGGGACACAAAACTAAATCACATATAGTAGTTGCTAAGGTTGGCGACAAAATTAAAACTATTAGGTTTGGTCAAAAAGGAGCTAAGACTGCAGGTAAACCTAAGTCAGGTGAGTCTGCTAGAATGAAAGCAAAGCGTAAAAGCTTTAAGGCTAGACACGCTAAGAATATTGCTAGAGGTAAAATGTCTGCAGCTTACTGGGCTGACAAAGTTAAGTGGTAAATGGCATACTCTCAAAAAGTAGTAGATAGGTTTGAAAGTGTTTTAAACAATCCACAGAAACATTCTGTTGGAAGGTTTGACCCTAAAGACCCTAATGTCGCTACAGGTATGGTGGGTGCACCTGCATGTGGTGATGTTATGAAGCTACAGATAAAACTAAACGATGATGTTATAGAAGATGTCAAGTTTAAAACATATGGATGTGGAAGTGCTATTGCATCCTCTACAATGTTTGTAGATATGTTAAAAGGTAAAACTATAGAAGAAGCTAAACTTATTAAAGATAAAGATATAGCTACAGCTTTAGAACTACCACCAATTAAATTACATTGTAGTGTACTAGCAGAAGATAGTATAAAACATGCAATAGAAGATTGGGAAAGAAAAACAGCACACAGAAAACATAATTATTACGAGGAGTAAAAATGGATATTATAATTGGAATAGTAGTTGCTACATTTGTTGTAGGTGGTATTGTTTATAAATACAAACCTGAATGGATTAAAGTAATTAAATCATACTGGAAGTAGTCTCATGTCTTATACATTTGGCAGTAACGAGAAGCCTGTCTTAATGACAAACAAAAAAAATAAAGGTAGGCTTTATGCACCTTCGAATGGAGGTAAAGGAGCTGCACCAAGGATTAATATATATTCTAAACAGTATCAAGATAACTGGGATAAAATCTTTGGTAAAAAAGTTTCCGACACCGATAAGGTTGAGGAGGCGTAAGAGACTTCCTAGAACTTTTATACATTCACCTATGTTTTAGGAAGTCCAGCTCTTATGAAAATACCAAAAGATTATATAAAAAGAAAAGGTAACACAATACCTTTTGGTTATGAAGAAAGTAATATAGAAGGTTACTTCAAACCAATACCAGAACAACTCTCATCTTTAGATACCTACATACAAGGTATTAAAAATCAAGAATATTCTTTAAGACAAGCTGCTTCTTTTTTAACAGAAGAAACTGGCAGGAAGATAAGTCATGTCGCATTAAAAAATTATATTGATAAGGGTGGTTCTGTTGCTGAACAAAGAAAAAAAATTATAGCAAAGAAAGCTAAACAAATTAAAAAACAAAAAAAGAATTTATTACAAAGAGAACAAACTTTAAAAAAAGAACAAGAAATAATAAACAAGGTTACTAAGCCTGAAGAATCAAAAGTAATTATTGAAGAAGAGATTAGTCCTTCTTTAGAAGAAACATTAAAAAACTCAAAGGTAGTCTTTCACGCAAACGAAGGACCACAAACAGATTTCTTAGCTGCAGATGAGAAAGATGTACTCTATGGTGGTGCAGCAGGTGGTGGTAAATCTTATGCCATGCTTGTTGACCCACTAAGGTACGCACACAAAAAAGCACACAGAGCACTCATACTTAGAAGGTCTATGCCAGAACTTCGTGAAATGATTGACAAGTCTCGTGAACTATACCCACAAGCATTTCCCGGTGCTAAGTTTAGAGAAGTAGAAAAGCTTTGGAACTTTCCTTCTGGAGCTAAAATAGAATTTGGATTCTTAGAACGAGATGCTGATGTATACAGGTATCAAGGACAAGCATATAGTTGGATAGGGTTTGATGAAATAACTCACTTACCTACAGAGTTTAGCTGGAACTATCTTGCTTCTAGACTTCGTACTACTGACCCAACTATAAAAACATATTTAAGATGTACAGCTAACCCCGGTGGTGTTGGTTCTCAATGGGTTAAGAAAAGATATGTAGACTCTTATGATTATAATAAAAGTTTTATAGGTAGTGATGGATTAACTAGAAAGTTTATACCAGCTAAGTTAGCTGATAATCCATACTTAGCAGAAGATGGAGTGTATGAACAAATGCTAAAATCTTTACCTCCTACTCAAAGACAACAATTACTTGAAGGTAACTGGGATGTAGCAGAAGGTGCAGCTTTTACAGAGTTTGACCCAAAGGTTCATGTTATAACTCCATTTGCATTACCTTTACATTGGGAAAGAACAAAAGGTATTGACTATGGTTATGCTTCAGAGTCTTGTTGTTTGTGGGGCACTATAGATATTAACGATGGGACATTAATAATATACAGAGAATTATATAGAAAAGGCTTGACAGGTGAAGAATTAGCTACTATAATAACAGATATGGAAACAGAAGACCCTTTTTCGGTTGCAGGGGTCTTAGATACTGCTGCATGGGCTAATACAGGTACTACAGGACCGACTGTTGGAGAGAGTTTAGTCAGAGCAGGACATAAATTAAGAAGAGCTGATAAGAATAGAGTACAAGGTAAAGTACAAATACACGAATTTTTAAAGGTGCAAGAGAATGGTAGACCTAGGTTACAGATATTTAATACATGTCCTAACCTAATAAGAGAATTACAGTCTATACCATTGTCTAAAAACAATCCGGAGGATGTAGATACTCATGCTTCGGACCATGCTTATGATGCTCTAAGATATATGATAATGGGTAGACCTAGAATAGTTAGCCCATTAGAAAGAATTAGAGGTTTAAAACGAGAAATGTTTAAACCTTCTGATAGTACTTTTGGATATTAATATGGAAGACAATACATTTCTAAATGCAGATAATCTATATGAAGATGTAGAAGGCGAAGCTGGTAAAAATTTAAATTTAGAAGAAAGTCAAGAAAGAAATTTAATAGGTCTAATAAAAGGTAGATATGCTTTAGCTGAAATGGCTAGAGATACTGATGAAAAAAGATGGATAAAAGCATATGAAAACTACAGAGGTTTGTATGCTAAAAATATTAGATTTAGAGAATCAGAAAAGTCTAGAGTATTTGTTAAGATAACTAAAACAAAAGTATTAGCAGCTTTTGGTCAATTAGTAGATGTTATATTTGGAACAGGTAAGTTTCCTATAGGTATAAATGAAACTAAAGTTCCAGAAGGTGAAACAGATATAGCACACCTAGATGTAAACAATCCTAATCAAGGTATTGAAACTTCTATTCCTGATGACATAGGCAATAGAGAAGGAGCTAATGTAAATCCTTTTGATGTTGGTTACGAAGGTGATGGCAGAGTATTAGAACCGGGCAAAAGTTATTTTAAAGGTGACTATGCTGAAAGTATAGAAGATGAAGTAGCCCCTATGTTAGTAGATGGAGCTAGTCCTGACCCTCAAAAAATAGAACTTTCTCCAGCTCAAAGAGCTGCAAGAAGAATGGAAAAGCTTATCCATGACCAAATAGATGAATCTAATGGTTCTTCTGAACTAAGAAATGCTTTATTAGAAGCTTCATTACTTGGTACTGGTATTATAAAAGGACCTTTTAATTTTAATAAAAAATTACATAACTGGACTAATAACGAAGAAGGTAATAGACAATACTCTCCTTTAGAAGTTAGAGTTCCTAGAATAGAATTTGTAAGTTGTTGGGATTTTTATCCTGACCCAGATGCTACGAATATAGATGAGTGTGAATATATTTTTCATAGACACAAAATGAATCGTAGTCAATTAAGGCAGCTAAGACATATGCCTTACTTTAATAAAGATGCTATTAGAGCTTGTATTCAAAAAGGTGCAAACTATGTTGAGAAGGATTACGAATCTCAACTTAGAGATGATAGAAGAGCAGATGAAGAAGTAGGTAGTAACTTTGAAGTTCTTGAGTATTGGGGTATTATGGATGCTGAATACGCAAGACAAGCTGAAATAGATTTAGATGAGTCTATAGATGATTTAGATGAAGTACAAGTAAATATTTGGATGTGTGGAGATATTGTACTTAGAGCTGTAGTAAATCCATTTACACCACATAGAATACCATATCATTCTTTTCCATATGAAAGAAATCCATATAACTTCTTTGGTATTGGAATAGCAGAGAATATGGATGACAGTCAACAAATTATGAATGGTCATGCAAGAATGGCTATTGATAATTTAGCAATGTCTGGTTCATTAGTATTTGATGTAGATGAGTCTGCTTTAGTTGCAGGTCAAAACATGGAAATATATCCGGGTAAAATATTCAGAAGACAAGCTGGAATGCCCGGACAAGCTATACATGGTTTAAAGTTTCCTAATACATCACAAGAAAACTTAATGATGTTTGATAAGTTTAGACAACTTGCTGATGAGCAAACTGGTCTTCCTAGTTACTCTCATGGGCAAACAGGTGTTCAAAGTATGACAAGAACTGCTTCTGGTATGTCTATGTTACTTGGAGCAGCTAGTTTAAATATAAAAACTGTTGTAAAGAATCTTGATGACTTTTTATTAAGACCATTAGGAGAAGCTTACTTTCAATGGAACATGCAGTTTCATGAAGGTGATTTAGATGTAGAGGGTGATTTAGAAGTTAAGGCTACTGGTACAAATAGCTTGATGCAAAAAGAAGTACGAAGTCAAAGATTGACTATGTTCTTACAAACTGCACAAAGTCCTGCTATTGCACCATTTGTTAAGATTTCTAAACTTGTAAGTGAACTTGCTTATAGCTTAGACTTAGACCCAGATGAAATTCTGAATGACCCTGAGGAAGCAGCTATCATGGCACAAATAATAGGAATGCAAAATGCTGGACAAAATAATGGCGAGGAAGCTCAACCCCTTGGTGAACAACAGGGAGCAATGGGAGGTAATGCAGGAACACCTGTCCAACCTCAAGAACTTGGCGTTACAGGAACTGGTGGTGGCAACATCGGAACAGGAAATGTACCGGTTGCAGGGGAAACTTCGTTTAGTGGGAATGCTGGAGCAGCTCCCATCACAGGTTAAGGAGGCTATAGAGAGAAAAAATGAAGGGTGATTTAGATAAAGATGGAGTACTAAACGAGTACGAACGAAATAGAAAAGATGCTATTGATGCATCTATTGAAGAACAAGAAAGAAAAAGTAAACAAACTGGTGGGTCTATAGATGACCAAATGAAACAAGCTATGGGAATAGAAATGGTTCCTGATGAGCAAATGGAAAACCAGTACATGAATTTTATTTTGGAAGAAGCATTAACAGAAGAAGAAGAAAATATGCTTATGTCCAAACTTGAACAAGATGAGCAACTTGAAATGCTTTTTGATAAAGTAATAGATGTAGCTCAAGAATTTGCTGGGTCTGGTCCTGTTGAAGGTCCGGGTTCAGGAGTCTCCGATTCGATACCTGCGAGGTTATCGGATGGGGAATTTGTCTTTACTGCAAAAGCTGCAAATGAAATCGGCGAATCTGAATTGATGCGTATGATGAAAGATGCAGAAGCTAATGCAGATAAAAGACAAGAACTAAATGTCGGAGGAATGCCTACCGAAGAAGAGGAAGTCTTAGTTGCTTCTAAAGAAATACTACCACAGGTTCAAGAACCAGATATGGTAGATGTTGAAATTAGAAAACGAATGATGGACCCTTCTTCTCAAGATAGGTATGTCCGAAGCTAAACAATAGAGCTACCCTATTAGCGTAGGCACTCTATAATATTAACCGAAAGGCGACCTTTACAAACAAGCCCTCTAGTCGACATAGAGCTACCTTGTAAACAAAGCCCTTATTAGGAGGATAGATATGACTGAACAAGTCCAAACAAAGGAAAAGCCAAATCCTTACAACGCTAAAAAAGATTGGCACGATGAAGATAAACCTTTTTCATCATCAGATAATCTTTATTTTGAAGAGCCTGTTGATAAAAACAAATTGTTTACTACTTCAGATATAAATGAAGCAGAGACTAATGTTAATACAGAGGCATTGGAAGTCGAAGAGGATAAACCTTATAAACGACCAAACTACAAAAAAAGATATGATGATTTAAAAAGACATTATGATATAAAACTTAATGAGTTTAAAGTCAGAGAAGAAGAGTTAATAGGCGAAGCTACTAAAAATAGAACCGAATATTTAACTCCAAAATCTCCAGAAGAACTTGAACAATTTAAGAAAGACTATCCTGATGTGTATGAAGTTGTAGAAACTGTAGCTCATCTACAAAGTGAGTCCAAAGCAAAAGTTCTAGAAGAACGCCTTGGTAAACTCCAAGAAAGAGAGCAACAGATGATACGAAGAGATGCAGAACAAAGGTTAAATGAAAAACATCCTGATTTTGAAGAAATTAAAAATAGTGATGAGTTTCATTCTTGGGCAAAGGAGCAGCCTGAATCTATTAAAAAATGGATTTATGCAAATGCTAACGATGCCGATTTAGCTTCTCGTGCATTAGATTTATTTAAGCGAGACATAGGAATGGATGTACCTCAAAAAAAGACTAGGTCATCATCTAAGACTAAAGGAAATGCTGCTGATATGGTGTCCACCAAAACAACAACGGTCGAGCCAAAGCAGGATAAAGTTTGGTCTGAAAGGGAGATTGCTGCCATGAGTGTTGCAGAATTTGATAAATACGAAAAGGAAATATCAGATGCAATGCAAGATGGTAGAATCGTTAAATAAACTATTAAACTAAAAAGGAGAAAGTATCATGGCTCAATTTTTTGAACCAAGCACCGATACCGATGCTAACTTTGCTAACTCCGTAGCAGGACAAAATAATAGTTTCTTCCTACCTTCCGTTTATTCTAAAAAGGTTTTAAACTTCTTTAGGAAAGCCTCGGTAGCAGAAGCTATTACTAACACCGATTATACTGGTGAAATATCTGCTTTCGGAGATTCAGTAAAGATTATAAAAGAACCAGTTATTTCTGTGTCAGATTACACAAGAAATAGCGACACAACTGAAACTAGACTAACAGACCAAGAATTAACTCTTGTTGTTGATAGTGCTAAAGCTTTCAAATTCATCGTAGATGATATTGAAACTAATATGTCACATGTCAACTTTAAAGAAGTTGCTTCTTCAAGTGCTGCATATGCATTGAAAGATTCATATGATGCTGCTGTTATTGCTAAAATGTTCGCTGGATTATCAGCGAGTTCACCTGACATGATTATAGGTTCTGACTCAGCTACTGCTGATGCAACTATGTCTCATGCAACAAACTCTGTTGACCTATTAGGTTCAGATGGAACAGGTGTGGATGCTCTAGACCTTATGGCTAGAATGGCTAGAAAACTTGATGAACAAAATGTTCCAGAAGAAGGAAGATGGTTCTTAGCTGGACCAGATTTCTATGAGCAACTTGGTCAATCAGGTTCAAAACTACTTTCAGTAGATTTTAACGCTGGTCAAGGTTCTATAAGAAATGGATTAGTATCAAGTGGAAAACTTAGAGGATTTGATATGTACAAATCTAACAATATCGCTTCAACATCAAATGCAAGTGGTAAAGTTTTATGTGGACATATGAGTTCAACTGCAACTGCAAACACAATTCTTTCAACAGAAGTGTTGAGAGACCCAACATCGTTTGGTGACATTGTGAGAGGTCTTCATGTCTATGGCTGTAAAGTCTTAAGACCAGAAGCTCTAATGGGTGCATTCTATGTTATCGACTAAGTGATAATAACTCGGAGGGGTCTTCGGACCCTTCCACTTTTTAAGGAAATATATGAAAGATAAAAAAAGAAAAATGTATAAGCATGGTGGAAGACACAAAGCTGGTATGGGTGGTGCTCAAAGAAGTATGTATAAACACGGTGGTGTTGCTCATGGTGAAGCTATGCCAAAAGCTAAACCTTGCTAAATGAAAGTTAAAGCACCTAAAGGCTATCATTGGATGAAACAACCCAAAGGTGGTTTTAAATTAATGAAACACAAAGGAAAGTTTGTAAAACACAAAGGTGCAAGTTTAACAGCAAACTTTGCAATACAGAGGTTACATAAAAAATAATGGCTACTACATATTTAGATATAACAAATGAAATTTTAAGAGAATTAAATGAGATACCTTTAACTTCTGCTAATTTTTCAAATGCTTTAGGGTTTCAAAAATTTGTAAAAGATTCTATAAATAAAGCTATTTTTGATATAGCAAACGAAGAACCTCAATTACCTTTTTTTGCTACTGCTCCTAGTGGAGGGACTGACCCTTTTTATGGAAATGTAACAGTACCAAGTGTAGTAGGACAAAGATGGTATACAATAAAATCAGATAGCTCAAGTATAGCTACAGATTATGCTACAGTAGACTGGGATGATTTTTATTTAACTACCATTAATGTAAGTGGAGAAACAGCCCCATATGTCTCTAAGGGTTTAAATTTTCTTACATTAGCTGATTGGAGAAGATATTATAGAGACAATGAAAATGCAGATGATGCAGATTCACAAAATCATGGAGAGCCAATCCATGTTATTAGAAGTGCAGATAATAGAAAATTTGGATTAAGTCCAATACCTGATAAAATTTATAATGTACATTTTTATGCATTTAATAGACCAACAGCTTTATCAGCACATGGAGATACAATAATTTTACCAGAGCAATATAGTAATGTTATAACTGCAAGAGTTAGATACTATGTCTGGCAATTTAAAGAAAGCCCACAACAAGCAGCTTTTGCATTAGATGATTATAAAAAAGCAATGAAAAACATGAAGTCTAATTTACTTAATCCTCAACCTAAGTATATGACAGATGATAGGGTATACTTTTAATGGCTAGAGCTCAACCATATACAGTAGCTTGTGAAGGTGGATTAGTAACAGCATCTAATCAAATAGATTTATTAAGAAGTCCCGGTTCAGCAATAGAGTTACAAAACTTTGAAATATCTGTAGAAGGTGGATATAGAAGAATAAATGGATTTTCAAAATTTGGTGGGACTAGTGCTACATTACCTACAGGTAGTGCTTCAACTATACAGGGTATAATACCCTATGCAGATGGAGTTATAGTTTGTGCAAGTACAAATATATATTTTAGTAATGATGGTGTAAATTGGTTACAAATAAACAGAAGCTCTGTAGCAACTAGTGGAGATAATCATACTGCATTTACTGGTAGAAGTTTATTAAGTAGAACAAATCAAGGACAAGTTCAGTTTGCATTATTTGAAGGACCTAATTATCAATATGGTCAATTAGTAATAGCTGATGAAAATAATAAACCTTATAGTTTTAGAATGGAAGGTTCTGGGTCATTAGCATCAAGAACATTTTTTTCAGAAGAAATAACTGTAAGTGGAACTAAAGGTGTACAATTTATTACTCACCATGATAGACATTTAATAGCTGCAGGTGTTGAAGATAATTTAAGTACTGTTTATTATAGTGCATTATTAGACCCTACAGATTTTAGTGGTACAGGTTCAGGTGCTATAACTTTAACAGACCAAATAGTAGGAGTAGCATCTTTCAGGGCTGACTTATTTATATTTTGTAAAAATAGTATTCATAAACTTATAAATATAAATACTCCAAGTACAACAGCAGTAGTTCCTATCGCTGAAAGTGTTGGATGTTTAAGTGGCTATAGTATTCAAGAGATTGCTGGTGACTTAGTATTTTTAGCACCAGATGGTATAAGAACGATTGCTGGTACAGCGAGAATCGGAGATGTTGAGTTAGGAACTGTTAGTAAACAGATACAACCTATAATAACTACACTAGCTCAAAATATAAATTTATATCAAATAACAAGTACTGTTATTAGAGAAAAGTCACAATATAGATTATTTTATACAAACTTAGGTGCATCAGAAAATGCACAAAGAGGTATTATAGGAACATTAAGACCAAATGGATTTGAATGGTCTGAAACAAAAGGATTAGAAGTTACAGCAATAGGTGCAGATTTTGATGCCACAGAAGTAGAAAGATATTATCATGGTTCTAAATCAGGTTATATATATTTACATGATAATGGTAATGACTTTGATGGTGGGTCTATTATTGCTAGATATAAAACACCAGATTATGATTATGGTGATTTAGGAACATTAAAAACTTTACATTATTGTAAGGTTTCTATTGGAGCAGAAGGAGTTGTAACTCCAGAGCTACAAGTTAAGTTTGAGTATTCAAATCAAGATATACCTCAACATACTAATAATTTTAGTTTTGGTACTGTAAATCCATCTGCAGTATTTGGAGAAGCAGTATTCGGGTTCAATGTTTTTGGTGCAACATCAAACCCAATGATAAGAATACCATTACAGGGTAGTGGTACAAGTAACAGTTTTACAATTTTAAGTAGTGATACTAAAGCACCTTACAAAATTAATGGATTGTATGTAGATTACATACCATCTGGCAGGAGATAAAAATGGCAACATATACAAGACAAAGTTCGTTTAGTGATGGAGACAGCATAACTGCTGCTTTGTTTAATGATGAATTTAATCAATTAGTTAATACTTTTCATGTAGTTACAGGGCATTCACATGATGGAACTACAGCAGGTGATGGTGGTCCTATCTCTGTATTATTTAGTAATACAATTACTATAGGTAAGAATGAAAATACAGATATTGCTTTAACATTTAATGCAACATCAAATGATGGTGTACTAACATGGATGGAAGATGAAGATTACTTTTTATTCTCTGATGACATATTACTTAATAGCACAGAAAAATTACAATTTAGAGATGCAGCAATATATATTAACTCTAGTGCTGATGGGCAACTAGATATAGTAGCTGATACAGAAATACAACTAGCTGCAACTACAATAGATATAAATGGTGCAGTAGATATTTCAGGAGCTTTAGGTATTGGTGGTGGCTCTACAAATGGTGTACAAATTTCTCAAGGTGCTATTTCAATTAAAAATGGTGGTACTCAATCATATATAGATTTTTATTGTGAAGCATCTAATGCTCACTATGCAAGATTACAAGCTCCTGCTCATGGTAGTTTTAGTGGTAATCCAACTTTAACATTACCAGCTACAGCAGGAACTATTGCTTTAACTTCTGATATACATACTACAGAAGAACTGCAAGATATTATTGGAGCTATGGTATCTAGTAATACTGAATCAGGTGTTACAGTTACATATCAAGATGCTGATGGAACTATAGATTTTAGTGTAGCATCACAAACAGATGAAAACTTTACAACTGCTGACCATGCAAAATTAGATAGCATAGAAGCAAGTGCGACAGCCGACCAAACTGCAGCAGAAATACGAACATTAGTAGATAGTGCTACTGATTCAAATGTATTTACAGATGCAGACCACACAAAACTAGATGGTATAGAAGCTAGTGCAACTGCAGACCAAACTGCTGCTGAAATAAGAACATTAGTAGAAGCTGCTAGTGATTCCAATGTCTTTACAGATACTGACCATACAAAGTTAAATGCGATAGAAGCAAGTGCTACAGCAGACCAAACAGATGCTGAAATTAAAACTGCATACGAAAATAATTCAGATACAAATGCATTTACAGATACTTTATTAAGTAAACTAAATGCGATAGAAGCTGGAGCTACTGCAGACCAAACAGATGAAGAAATAGAAGATGTTGTTGGAGCTATGTTTACTGGTAATACAGAAACAGGTATTACAGCAACATATCAAGATAGTGATGGTACTATAGATTTAGTAGTAGGAACTCTTAATCAAGATACTACAGGTAATGCAGCTACTGCAACAGCTTTAGAAACTGCAAGAACAATTAATGGCGTAAGCTTTAATGGTACTGGAAACATTACAACACTTACTGCAGGTACAGGAGTATCTGTATCAGGAACAGCAGTATCTATAGGACAATCAGTAGCAACAAATGCAGATGTAGATTTTGCTACAGTTACAACTACAGGTAATGCAATTATTGGTGGAAACTTAACTGTAAGTGGTAGTACTACAACTCTTAATACTGCAACTTTAGATGTTGAAGACCAAAACATAACACTTAACAAAGGTTCAGGTGATACATCAGGTTCAGCAGATGGAGCAGGTATTACTATACAAGATGCAGTAAATGCTTCAACAGATGCAAGTATAGCATGGAGTGCTGCAAATGACAACTTTGTATTTTCACATGAAGTAGTTGCTCCAAGTTTAGATATATCAGGTAATGTAGATATTGATGGTACATTAGAAACAGATGCATTAACTATTAATGGTACAGCATCAGTTCCTTTTGAAGCTGCAGACCATACTAAGTTAGATGGTATAGAAGCAAGTGCTGATGTAACAGATACTGCTAATGTAACAAGTGCAGGTGCACTAATGGATAGTGAACTTACAAGTATTGCAGATGTAAAAGCATTAGACCAATCAGTAGTAAGTGGAGCAACGCCTACATTTACAACTACTAATTTTACTGATGCTACAAATAAAAGGTTAATGACTGATGCTCAAGAAACAAAACTTGATTCAGTTGAGAGTGGTGCAACAGCAGACCAAACTGCAGCCGAAGTTAGAACATTAGTTGAATCAGCAACAGACTCAAATGTATTCACAGATGCTGACCATACTAAACTAAATGCTATCGAAGCTAGTGCTACAGCAGACCAGACAGATGCAGAAATAAGAGCTGCAGTAGAAGCAGCAACAGATTCAAATGTGTTTACTGATGATGACCATAGTAAACTAAATGCTATTGAAGCAGGTGCAACAGCCGACCAATCAGATGAAGAAATACAAGATGTAGTAGGTGCAATGCTTAGTGGTAATACAGAAACAGGTATTACTGTTACATATCAAGATGCAGATGGCACAATAGATTTTGCAGTAGCATCTCAAACAGATGAAAACTTTACAACAGCAGACCATTCTAAATTAGATGGTATAGAAGCTGGTGCGACAGGAGACCAAACAAATGCAGAAATAAGAACTGCAGTTGAAGCAGCTAGTGATTCTAATGTGTTTACGGATGCAGACCATACTAAATTAAATGCAATAGAAGATAGTGCTGATGTTACAGATTCTACAAATGTAGGAACTTCATTAACAGGATTTCCTACAGGTACAGATGCTGCAAGTTCAGACTTAGTTCCATACTATGATGTAACTGCAAGTGCTTGGGAAAAATCTACGGTAGCTAATTTAGCTTTACAAGGACCAACAGGACCAACTGGACCTACTGGTTCAACAGGACCTACAGGACCAACTGGACCTACAGGTAGCACAGGACCTACAGGACCTACTGGTTCTAAGGGACAAAAAGGTGAAGTAGGTAGTACAGGTAGTGCAGGTAGTACAGGTGGAACTGGACCAACTGGACCTACTGGACCGACAGGACCTGCAGGTAATGCTTCAGATGGTACTAAAGGACAAAAAGGACAAAAAGGTGAGGTTGGTAATACAGGTGGAACTGGACCCACAGGACCCACAGGTAGCACAGGACCAGCAGGACCAACAGGTTCAGCAGGTGGCACAGGACCTACTGGTTCTAAGGGACAAAAAGGTGAAGTAGGCTCTACAGGACCAACAGGTTCAACAGGAGGCACAGGACCAACCGGACCATCAGGACCAACAGGTTCAACAGGTACAGGTATTACAATGGAAGGACAAGTTGCTCAAACAAGTGATTTACCTTCATCAGGAAATACAAAAGGTGATGCTTATATAGTACAAGCCGATGATAGTTTACATATCTTTGATGGTAGTTCTTTTGTAAGTGGTGGTTCTATTCAAGGACCTACAGGACCTACAGGACCAACAGGAGGTACCGGACCTACCGGACCTACAGGTGGTACAGGACCTACTGGACCTACTGGACCTTCAGGACCAACTGGTTCTAAAGGACAGAAAGGTGAAGTAGGTAGTACAGGTGGTACAGGACCAGCAGGACCTACAGGCTCTACAGGACCAGCAGGACCAGCAGGACCGGCAGGTTCAAATGGTAGTAATGGTTCAGCAGGTTCTAAAGGACAAAAAGGTGAAGTGGGTAGTGCAGGACCTACAGGTGGCACAGGACCTACTGGACCAACAGGTTCCACAGGTGGTACAGGACCAACAGGACCATCAGGTTCAAATGGTTCTAAGGGACAGAAAGGTGAAGTTGGTGGTACAGGACCTACAGGACCAAGTGGTAGTAATGGTGGTACAGGACCAACAGGACCTTCTGGAGGAACAGGACCTACTGGACAAAAAGGACAAAAAGGACAAACCGGTTCTACAGGTGGCACAGGACCGACAGGTGGTACTGGACCTACAGGACCTACTGGACCTTCTGGTAGTAATGGTGGCACAGGACCGACAGGTCAAAAGGGACAAAAGGGACAAAAAGGACAAAAAGGTGCAACAGGTTCTACAGGACCTACTGGTGGTACAGGACCTACAGGTGGTACAGGACCTACAGGTAGCACAGGACCTACTGGACCTTCTGGTAGTAATGGTTCTAATGGGTCTAATGGTTCCGATGGTTCTAAAGGACAGAAAGGACAAAAAGGTGCAGCAGGTAGTAATGGTAGTAATGGTGGTACAGGACCTACTGGTGGTACAGGACCAACAGGACCAGCAGGACCTACTGGACCTACTGGAGGATTTAGTACTAACTCAAATGCACAAGTAAATAGTCTAGGTGCTGGTACTGCAGGTAGTGGTACAGCAGGTGAGATTAGAGCAACTAATAATATTACTGCTTACTATTCTGATGAAAGACTAAAAGACTTTGAAGGACCTATACCTAATGCTTTAGAAAAAGTTCTTGAGTTAAGTGGTTATTACTTTAAAGAAAATAAACTTGCCAAAGAGTTAGGTTATGATAACGATAAAAGACAAGTAGGTGTTAATGCTCAAGAAGTATTAGATGTATTACCAGAGGTAGTAACAGAAGCACCTATTGATAATAAGTATTTAACAGTATGGTATGAAAAATTAATACCATTGTTGATAGAAGCTATTAAAGAATTAAATCAAAAATTAGAGAATAAATAATGACATTACCTAGTAGTGGAGCAATATCTTTTGCAAACTTGCAGACAGAGTTTGGAGGTTCACATCCTATAACTATGGGTGAGTATTCTGCTTATAGAGCTTCTGGTTCTGGAAATACTATTGATATGGCTGATTTTTATGGAGCATTTTTATTTAATGCTTCAAGTAATATAACATCAGGTTATACATACAATATAACTCCCGGACCTAGAGGTGGTGCTAGATATAGATTTAGCACAGGATTTAATGCTCCATCATTTACTTCTTTTGGTACTACTTATAGTCCTCCATCTGGGTCAGCAAGTCCATCATCAAGTGTAGGTACATCTTCTTTTGCAGGAACTTTAGGAGAAGCAAGTCATTATATTAGTAATCTTCTTGGTGCTCAGTCAGTTATATTAAGAATAGCTGGTAGTAATAGTAACGCTGGTTTTACTACTTTGCAAATAGCTGGAATAACAAATACTAAAAGTTTTACTAGAACAAATGCTAACTACTCACATGATGGAACTAATAGAAGATGGGAATGGTTAATAACTGCAGGTGATACAAATTATGTGCAAGGTCAAATTTATGGAAGTTCTCCTTCACATAGGTCTAAACTATTCGGAAAAACATCTCCTAATTATAGTTATGGTAGTGGGGATAATGGTACATTAAGTAGTAGTGATGCTACAATAACTTTATCATAATGGCAACTATATCATATACAATAAAAACAGATGTAATGGATGGCACAACTAAGTGGGCATCATTTACTAATAATGGTATATATTATGAAGTAAAAGCAGTATTAGATTCTAATGGTGATGTAGATGATACCAAGACACAAGAAGATTGTCAAGACTATGTTGAATTACAACAAGATGAGGCAGAGACAGTATGACAATACCTAAATCAGCACCAGTAATAAGAACCTTTGATTATGCATTAGATGAACCAAGAACTATGGCATATCATGATTGGATAGCTGCTAATGTTAATGGTAAAGTAGTTTGTGAATTAGGAGCAGGTTCTGGTATACTAACTTACTTATGTATAAAGTATGGAGCTACAAAAGTATACTGTTATGAAAATAATAAACGAGTAATTGATTGGTTAAAAAGATTTTTTGCAAGTGAAACTAAAGTAGAAATTGTAGAAGAAGATATTACAACAGCAACTTTTCCTACAGCAGATATATATTTACATGAGAATATTGGTTCAAATGTTTATATGGAAAATATATTAGGTATGTATACTAATTTAAAATCACAAGGTTTAGAAGATAAAACTTATCCTAATAAAATTAAGATACAGTATGGAACTTATACTGGTGAATCACAACTTCACAAATATAGTAAGTCTTCAACATATATAGCTGATACTTTTACTAATGCAAATGTGTTGTCATTTTTTAATGCTTGTCCAATGGAAGATAAAATATTACCTTTTACTTGGCACAACATGACACACGACCAATCAGCTATGACTTTTAATGGTACACTATATGATGGAGATTTAAAAGATTTAACAAGATATACTGATTCAGATGCAAATAGTCAGTATTTATTTTGGGAAGTTAGCTTTGATGGTAGTTATCCTATATCTAATTGGAAGTTTAGAAATCATTGGAATATAATAAAAGCAGGTGATAACTGCATGGATATAATGGATAGTAGTGTAATGACATATACTGTTAAAGAAGTTTAATTTGACAAATGTTATAAAGGACTGTATAATACTATTACAGGTGAATCGTGAAGAAAATAGTAATAAGTTTAAAAAGAAGACAAGATAGAAAAAAAGAATTTAAAAATAATAATTTAAAAGATTATAAATATTTAGAAGCAATAGATTATAAAACTTTAGATACTAAAGATATTATAATTGATGAAGAGTTTAGAGACCCTTTTCAAAATAGACAAGTTTTAAAAAGTGAAGTAGCTTGTTTTTTATCCCATAGAAAAGCATGGGAAGAGTGTCATAGATTGCGTGAACCTGTAATTATATTAGAAGATGATGCAGTTATAAATGACACATGGGATGAAGACTATTACGAAGAGTTAATAAAAAAGTATGAGTTTGTTTACTTACAAAGAAATGAAAACGAACCACTTTTTGTTACACCGATAGATGATAGGATAGAAAAACCATCTTATCCTTACAATCTAACAGCTTATGTAATAGAACCCATAACAGCTATGAAGTTATTACATAATTATCGTAGTATAATACCGGTTGATGAATATGTTCCTCGACTTATTAAAAGACAAAAAATAAATGCAGTAGCATTAAAACAAGATGCTTGTAATCAATTACCAAGAAGCATAAGTGAGAGTGACATAGAAAATAATAAACCAGCTAGAAGCTTTACTGTACATCCAATTACAGTAGGTTCAGATAGATTAAAATGTGTTCAGCTAAACACAAGTGCTAGAAGACACGGTATCGAAGTAAAAAACTTAGGTACTAATGTAGAATGGAAAGGAACAGATATGTCTGGTCCGGGTGGTGGAATGAAAGCCAACCTATTAAGAGATTATGTAAATACTCTTCCAGACAATGATGTAGTTTTATTTACAGATGCATATGATGTTTTTTATGCAGATGACTTAGAAACTATAACTGAAAGATATTTAGATTTTAATACTAAAGCAGTTTTTTCAGCAGAGTTATATTGTTATCCTGATGATAGTATAGCAAATGAGTTTCCAGAATCTGATACACCTTATAGGTATTTAAATAGTGGAACTTTTATAGCTCAAGTAGGAGAACTTAAAAAAATGTTTGCTTCTTCTACTGTAGCTGATGATGGTGATGACCAACTGTATTATCAAAAGTTATTACTTAGTAATGAGTTTGATATGACTTTAGATTATGAAGGTTATATTTTTCAAACACATGAGGATGCAACAGGTATAAATAGTTCAGGACAACTTTTTAATCCTATAACAAATTGTTGTGCTTGTATCTATCATGGTAATGGTGGAGATAACACCAAAGAAAAATTTAATGCTTTATATAATGTGTTTCATCCTAAGACTGATTATTATTTTAGTCCTAGTAATTCATATGATATTATAGAAGATGATATGCTAGTGGTTGATTTTATGACACAAGAGCAATGTGAAAGATTAATAGAGTTAGCTGATAAGAATGGAGATTGGGAAAGTTTAAAGTATGATAAGTTTCCAGCACAAGAAATAAGAATAAAAGAACTAGGATTGTGGTCTGAATTAGAAACTAAATGGAATAACTTTATAGTTCCTATAGTAGAAAAGTATTGGAAACCTATGGAAATGTACGGACTAAGAGATGCTTTTGTAATGAGGTATAATTTAGAAACACAAAAAGATTTACCTTTACATACTGATGCAAGTTTAGTAACAGGAAGTGTAAAGTTAAACGATGATTATGAAGGAGCTGACTTGTTTTATCCAAGACAGAATATTAGCAATAAAGATATACCAGTAGGTAAAATGATTTTATTTCCGGGTGCAGTAACACACGGACATGAGTGTTTACCCTTAACAAAAGGAACTAAATACAGTTTTACTATATGGTCAAACAGATTTCCCGGAGATAGTATATAATGGAAGTAACATCATATTTAGTATGGAATGTAATAATAACTTTGGTAATAGCACCATTGATATTTGGTATTCGTAAAAACGAATCAGAAGCTAAAAGAATAGACATTCTATTAAATAAAACTAGAGAAGAAATAGCTAGAGAATATGTTACTAAACAAGAAGTCAAAGAAGATATGACAGCTCTTATGGAAAGATTAGAAAAACTACACGAAAAAGTAGACAAACTTTTTGAGGTTAAATAATGGCAAGAAAAAGAAAAAGAAATTACAAACCTAAATATGCATCTAAAAGATTAGATATGCGTGATGGAGGTAGAGTTAAATTATATCACGGTGGTCCACCACAACCTCCAATTCCATCTGACTTTTCAGACCCTAGAATGTTTGAAAGAGCAGAAGCAAGATATATGGAAAGATTAGAACAATGGAAAGCTTTAGGTGGTTATCACGGTGATGAAGATAACGGTGATGAAGATAATGGTGGTGATGATGACAACGGTGGTAATGATGACAACGGTGGTGATAATGATGGACCTTCTACACCTCCTGATGAAACTGGAATGTCAGAAGCTGAAAAATTAAGATTATTTAATAAAGAAAGAAGTGAAAGAAATATAAGAGCTGGTAGAACAGCAGAAGGTATTGCTACTGGAAATGTAGATGCTTTTGTACCAGATATTAAAGTAGATACACTAACTGATGCAAGTGGTAATGTACCTGAAAGTACTATAGCAGATTCTGTACAGATGGCTCAAAAAGGTATGTCACCTCAAGAAATAGCAGCAAGTCAAGCACAAAAAGTAGATACTATGAGTGCTACTAAAGCTGCTAAACCTGCTGATATAACTGAGGCTACTTATGATGCTACACAAATAAAAAAACCTGCAGTTGTAAATGCTGCTAGTGGAGAGTTATCACCAGAAGCAGTAGCTAGTGTTGAAGAAATAAGAAATTTATCAGGACCAGCAGAGGCTGCTAGAGTTTCAAAAGCTTTAGTAGATTCTGCAAAAGCAGATACAGTAGAAGGTGTATTGTCTGCAGGAGCTTTTTCTCCAAATGTAACTGGTATAGGTGGACAATTAGCAAGTACACCACAAGCAGAAAAAGAACAAAGAGAAGCTATAGTTGGCGATGCTGCTATGGGAAGTGCTGCAGAAATATTAACTACTGTTAACTATGAAGCTGCACAACAGAGAGCAGTTAAAGGTACTGCTGCTAAAGGAGCTGCTGCAAACATGGTGGCACAAACTGCAGCTATACCTGAACCAATAGCTGCTGCTATAGTTGAAGACCCAGCTAGTGTAGAAGCACAAGTAGATAATGAACCTGTAGAAGTTCAAGCTGCTATTGCTGCTTTACCATCCGAAGCTTTAGTTTCTTCTCAGATGGAAACTTTATTAGCTGGTATAGAAGATGGAGATGTTCCTATATGGGCTAAGGCTGCTGTAGATTCAGTAAATACTAATCTAGCACAAAGAGGCATGAATGTTTCTACTGTTGGTAGAGATGCATTATTTAATGCTATTATTCAAACATCATTACCAATAGCTCAAGCAAATGCACAAGCATTACAACAAAGAGCACAACAAAATTTAAGTAATGAACAACAAGCAAACTTACAAGAAGCACAACAACAGCAACAATTAAGATTACAAAATTTAGCTAATAGACAAAGTGCAGAAAGTCAATCTGCTCAAATGTCTCAACAAATGAGAACTATGCAAAGTCAGTTTAATCAACAGACTATTATGACAAGTGCTCAACAGGCTCAACAAACTTCATTACAAAACTTAGCAAACCAACAACAAGCTGCAGTTCTTAATGTTCAAAATGAACAAGCAATAAATTCACAGAACTTAGGTAATGAACAACAAATTGAAGTAGCTAACTTACAAGTAGAAGCTCAAGCTGCTGGAGCAGACCAGAGTGCAGAGAATCAATCTAGACTAGCAGAAATGCAAACTGCTGCTAAGTTTATGAGTCAAAATGCTGCGTTTACTCAAGACATGAATAAAGCTAACTTAAGTGCTGACCAGCAAATGAGATTAGCAAACTTAACTGCATTAAATAAAGCAGGTACAGAAAATTTAAATGCTTCTCAAAGAATTGAGTTAGCAAACTTAAATGCTACTTTGCAATCAAATATTAAAGATGCAGAACTTGCTAATGTTTTAGGAGTTGCACAACTTAATGTTGACCAACAAACTGCAATGGGTAATGCTAGAAATCAATTTAGCATGGACATGGCTAATTTTAGTAATGAACAACAAGTAGAGTTAGCAAATAGTAAATTTGTACAGACAGCTACACTTACTAATTTAAATAATGCTCAACAAGCTATAATTCAAAATGCTACAGCAATGGCAAGTTTAGATTTATCTACTGCAGATACTAGACAAAAATTAGCTATAAATAATGCTAAGTCATTTTTATCAATGGATATGAGTAATCTTAACAATACACAACAGTCTAATATGTTAAGAGCACAACAAGACCAACAAAGATTATTATCTAACCAAGCATCAGATAATGCAGCTAAACAATTTAATTCAGCTAGTGAAAATCAAACTAATCAATTTATGGCTGGGTTAGAAGCTCAAATAAATCAGTACAATGCTGCTGCGTTAAATCAAGCATCACAAACAAATGCACAATTTAAAAATGCTGCTAATGCTGCTGATGCTAATAGAACAGCAGATGTTAATAAATCTAATGCTGCTATTATAAATGCATCTAGACAATTTAATGCACAGATGGAATTTAACACAGAACAATGGAATAGACAAAACGAACAAGCTGTGATAAACTCTAATGTTACTTGGAGAAGACAAGCAAATCAATTTGATACTGCTGCTCAAAATCAAGCAAACATGATGAATGCTCAACAAGCTTTTGGTTTAACTAATAGTGCTCTATCTTTTGTTTGGCAAGAGTTAAGAGACCAAGCTGATTATGATTTTAGATGGGCTGATAATACAGCAACTAGAAAAACAAATGCTATGGTAGCTGCTGCAGGAGCAGAAGGAGATGCTGCAAAAAATTGGAGTACTAACTTTAGTACAGCAGCTAGTAAAATAGATAATATGTTTAGTAACGATTATTAAGGGAGAATAAGATGGGATGGAAGCCGGGTAAATATTTAAAGAAAGCATTCAAAGGAATTAAAAAAGTTTTCAAGAAAGTTGGTAAAGGTATTAAAAGTGCCTTTGGTAAAATAGGAAAGTTTTTTGGTAAGTTTGGAGTATTAGGACAAATAGGTATGATGATGCTTATGGGTCCATTAGGCAATATGCTAGGAGGAATGCTCTCAGGAGCAATGGGAACACTAGGGACATGGTCTGCTGGACTAATACAAAATGGTGGCTGGGCTGCTAAAGCATTAGGACATACTTTAAAAGCTATACATTCAGCAGGAACTTTTGCAGGTAAAGTTTATACTACAATTTCTGATGGTATAGGTAATGCTGTTGATAGAACAGGTAACTTTTTTAGAGGTAATGGTTTTACTCTTAGTGAAGGTAGAGCAGGAATATTTGACTTTACAGCACAACAAAATAATCCAAGGTCTTTATTAGAAACTGGAGAGTATGATGTTATAGGTAATTATGGAAAAGGAACAACTCCAACAACTACACCATTAACTACTCCTGAAATTTCTTCTACTAATATTAGTGATGTACCACCTAATCCTAATAAGTCTTTAGTAGATAATGATATAGCAGGTATTGTAGATGGTGTTCCTGATTTAACTCCAGATGGTATTAAAATAGGAGAAGTTAATCTACCGGGAATCAAACCAGAAGACATGTTAGATGTTAATGTTAAGCCTGATAGTTTATTAGTAGATAATAGAAGTTTCTTTGATACTGTAAAAGAAGATGGATTTGTTTCAGCTATTGGAGATACTGTTAGAGAAGGTATTGATGATTTTAAAAATATTACCCCTGACCAGATAGCTGAAAATGTAACTTCAAGAGCAGAGTCTATACCTTTAGATGGTATAACTATGGCAGCTACACAAGACATAGCTAAATCATATGGTTGGGAAGTAGGTAATCAATATGTAAATTCATTTAACTTAATGGATATACCAGAGAGTAAAACTACAGGTGCTGTTTTTAATGAAATAGATTATATGGCAAATCAAAGTGGTAATACTTATTATGGAGATATGTTTGCTAATGCTTCTACATTCTTACCTGAATCTTTAATAGCAAATGAGAATGGATATGCAGAAGCTTGGCAACAAAGAAATGCAAATCTAATGTATGAATCTGATAATATACATAGAGCAATGTATGGATATGGAGTATAACAATGGAAACTAAAACATATAGTGAAGAAGGAGTAAAGGCTATAGCAAGTACTGCTAGACCTATTCCGGGACAATCATTAACTAATAGTCCTGATACACCTTACCAATGGGAGGGTGCACCAGAACACACTAAGTTTAAAGAAGCTTATAATGAAATAATAACACAATTAATGATTCCAGAAACTATGGAGCCTATACTAGCATCTATAGATGAGGGAGTTCCTATAATGGATTTAACTCAACAAATTCTTTATGTAGGTTTTAGAGAAGGTAAATTTAATCCTGATTTAATGCTTATGTTAGCAGAGCCTGTAGCTTATGCTTTAATGTATATGTCAGAAAATGCTGGTATAAAATTTAGAATAGATTCTGATGATGGAGTAGAAGCTTCCTCAGAAAAAGATGATGAAGTAAAATTCGCAAGTTTAAGAAGTAAAAATATTAAAAGATTAAAAAAACAAAAAAAAGAAAACAAAAATCTTAGTATTGCAAATAGATTAGATAAACAAATAATTCAAAGAATTGATGAAGCAGATTTAGCTAGTTTATTAAATAGAGAAGAAGAAGTTCCAGAAGAAGAACCGGTTACTGATGGAAGTCCTAACGAAGAACAAAGTTTACTAGCTCAAGATGAGCAGGGAGTAGCATAATGGCAGAAGATACTTATATGTCTGGAAGATATGGAGCAGACTCTGATGGAGGAGTTGCCTATACTGAAAAAACTTTAGATACTTCTAGAAAAAGAATAGAAAAGAAACAAAAGTATTTTGAAAGGTTTAATAAACTATATCCACTTATAAAAGGTGGTATTGCATTAGGTAATGCTGTTGTAGGTGATAAAGCACAAGCAAGAGAAAATGAATTAAATTTTCAATTTGCAAATCATAAAATAGTTCATAACAATGGTAAAACTGTTAGACTACAACATGAAACAAATCAACAAAATAAAGTAAGTGATTTAGAATATTTAACAAGTATATATGAAACACAAATTAAAAATGGTCTTCTTGATGAGTATGGAGATAACATTGATTTAAATAGTATGGCTGGTGTTATAAATAAATACGCTACGGAATATGGTAATAATGATTTAGTAAGCTATCAGAAAATGGTAAAAGAAGCATATGATTTACCTGAGTGGGATGAAGAGGGTGTAGCCCATCAAGAATGGTATAATAAAACTCAAGGAGGTAATCCACCTAAAAATATAATGCAGTTAGTAACAAACAAAGTTAGAGAGTTTGTTAAAGGTAATGATAAAGAAACTTTAGATGCTGAAATACAATTATCTCCTGTTGAAAAACAATTTCAAGAGTATGGTGAGTTTGAAGAAGCTGCAAAGACATTTCATGATATAACCGGTAAAGGTATGGATTTATCTAAAGTATATGCAGAAGTAGAAAAAGAAAATTTAATTAAAGGTAAAGTTGGAGAAAGAAAAATAATAATAAGTCCAGAAACCTATGACCCAGAAACTGATACTTACTCACAACAACAACAATTACTTATTGTAAGAGAAGGAGTAAGGGGTGCAAACGAAACTTGGGAACTAGTTGATATTGGAGACCCTATTGTAAAACCTAGAGACCAATTTTTAAATCCAAGTGACATTGCTGGGCTACTAGAAAAAGTAATGCCTAATACTCCATCTTTTGATGTAGTCAATCAATATATTAAAGATAAAAAAGGAAGTGTAAATATAAAAGACATGGCTAATATAATGTTACTGATTGACCCTATGGATAGGACAGATAGATTTGATGACATAGATGAAATACTACAAACAGTTTTAGGTAGTAACCTAAGTGTAAAAAGAAATGGTCAAATAATTATGGCTGGTGAGTTTGATAATGCATCTAATAGATGGAGAATAAATCCTAAATTAACTCAAGAAGAAAGAGAAGAATTAGGTTTAGCAACTCTAGAAACTGATATGATTTCATACTTACAATCAATAGCTGATAATAATTACAAAACTAGTAGAACAGGAATGGTACAAACTCAATTAGATAGTGAAGGAGAGGAGTTTGAAGTACCACCTAATGCAATAGGTATACAGGAATACTTTGAAACTAATACAAATCTTGATGCTGGTGGTGTTACTGACTACACAAATAAACTTGTAAATATGGAAACAGGTTTACTATTCCAGCCTACATCTAGTGGAGGTTTAGGATTACTAGACTTAATAGAAAAGAATCCTAATCAAGATATGTTTAAGTTTAGTAACAAACCTTTAGATGTATTATTTAATGATGAAAGTTTATCGGCTGACCCTGTAGATATTATTGTAAGAAGAACTCAAACAGGAATGCAAGTTTATTTTCAACAACCACAGAAGTAAAGCATGAGTTTAACTTTTGAAGAAAGAAGAAAAAAATTCTTAGAAGAAAATGACCCTTATGGTGTTGCTGGTTTAACCACAGGAGAAGCAGTAAAGTATGCTACTAAGATGGGAAGTTCAGATTCTCTTAGAGGTATTAATCAACTTTTAAGTCAAGGTTTTAATAATAAAGAAGAATTAGAAAAACTTGCAGAAGCTGATAGAAAGCTATATAAAATTATGCAGCACCCTGAATTTGGAACAGAAGCAGCTACAGCTTTCTTTACTTCTGCTATAGCACTAGACCCTTTAAGTTATGTTCCATTTGCAGGTTGGTTAAAGAAAGGTAAGTCTGCTAAAAACTTTTCAGACTTTGCAAAATATGGAGCAACGACAGGTGCTGCTGTTTCTTTTCTAGGATATACTCCAGAAGACTATGCATTATTTCTAGATGATGATGCTTCTTTTGTTGCCAAAAAATTTGAGCAAACAGGTTTAGGAGCAACTGTAGGTGGTCTTTTATCTACTGTAGGTGCTAAAGGTACTGACATGTATATGAAAGCTAGACACGGTAAAAGTATCTTTCAAAACAATACACCTACTCGTAGAGTTGATGATGCTAGTGATGTTACAGTTGATACTACTAAAGTTGGAAATTATAGAGTAGGTCAAAAAGTATTTTTAAAAGACAAAAAAAATCAAGGAGTTATTACTAGTATAGATGAAGCTGCAGGTATAGCAGAAGTAAGAATTAGTAATGCTAAGACTGGTAAATCTGTTAGAAAAGAATTTTATATAAATGAATTTTCAGAACTTAAACCAACTCCTAAAAAAGGTAAACCTGCTTTAATAGATACTTTCTTAACTCACAAAGGTAAAGGTAGACAAGGTAGAGTATGGACCATATTTGATAGTGTTCGTTCTCGTGCTGCTAAAGGTTATGAAAAAGATATATCATATCAAATTACAAAAAGTAAAGATGGTTATACTGTTACAAGAAATATAGTACAAAAAAATTCAGACCCTGATTTACCATCAGCCCCATTCACACAATCAGATAGATTAGAAACTTTTAACACTTTAAGACAAGCTAAAAACTTTGCAGTAAAACAAATTAGTCCTAATGCTAAAGGTGCACCTAAAATGTCTAGAGCTAAAGTGCAAGAAAGACTAGAAAGAAATGTAGTAAATTTAAATAGTAAAGATGAAAGCCCTTCTAGGTTATCTCTATCTAGTGTATGGGATAGAGTAGGTGGAGAAGATATAACTGAATTATTGTGGCATAAAGTTAAAATGAGTCCAGTAGAAACTGGTGGTGCTTTTGGAGGAGCATACATAGGATTTCAAAATGTAGATACAGAAGATAGTATGACTGAATACTTCGGTACTATAATGGCTTCTGCAATCGGAGGAGCTGCTGGTGTTAAAGGTATAAAAGCAATAGACAATAAATATAATTCTGGAAAATATCAAGAATGGTTAGGCTTTCAAACAATAGCAGATTTTGGTTTAACTGATTCATACAAAGTAGGAAAAGTAAATTATGTTAAAAATAAAAATCAAATAGCTTCTGATTTCTATGATGTATTAGTTAAAGCAGAAAAAACTTTAAGTCCAGAAGAAAACAAATTATTATATATATTTATGTCTGGAGACCCAGCAGATTTTTCTAAATTAAGTAAAGAAGCTTTAGAAGTAGGAGATGAAGCTAGAGCATTAATAACTAAGTATGCACAAGACTTAGTAGACTTAGGTTTATTAAATGAAAAAACATTTAAAAAGAATATAGATATTTACATGCGAAGAGTTTATAGTAAACCCGGAGAAGATGGTCAGGCTTACAGTAATAGAATTACTTTAGGTAAAAACATAAAAACAATAGCAAACAATTTAAAACCTAGAGGTCACAAACCTAAAGAAGTTACACCAGCTAGATTTAAAAATAAATGGAGTAAAGAAGGTTGGTATTTAGATGGTAAATTACCAAATGGTAAATACAGAATAAGAAAAGATTACACAAAACAAGAAAGATTAGACATGGGAGAAATGGAAGATTTTTCTATGTCATTGGCAGAGACTGGTAGATTATTATCTAATGATATATCTGCAGTTAAATTTTTTGATGGTGTTGCTAAAAAGTTTTCTATAAGTCCACAAGAATTTAAAGCTGGTAAACTTAGAGATGGTACAGAAATAGATAAAAGTTTATACAGAGAAATACCAGATGTTAATATAAGAGGAACTGCAGGTGTAAAAAAATATGGTGAACTATCTGGTAGATATGTAGATAAGTATGTTCATAATGATATTATACATACTTTTCAATTAACAAAACAGGGATTAGCAAAAGAAAATATTGGTAAAGAAATTACAGATGTTTATGATGGATTATTAGGTCTTTGGAAAAAAACTAAGACTGCTTGGAACTTAGGAACTCATGTAGCTAACTTTATGTCCAATATAGTTCTTATAAATATGGCAGGTACAGGACAACATAAACTATTAAGAGCAGCAAAGTCTATGTATAAGAACGACCAAGATTTTAAAGATGCTGTTATACATGGAGGAATGGGTGCTGACTTACTAAGTAATGATATAAGAAGATTTGGTGTAGGTAATGACAATATGTTTTTTAGAAAATTTAGTAAGATGCAAGACAATAAAAATCCTATACTAACTGTTGGTGATGGTCTTACAAGAGCATGGAAAAGTAAATTTAATCTTCCAAGATTAACTTTAGAGGGGATGGAAAAACTGTATCAACTTGAAGACCAAATATTTAGACATGCTGTTTATCTAGATAGACTTGACAAAGGTTTTACAAAAGCAGAAGCTGCAGCAGATGCTAGAAAATGGTTTATTGATTATGATATAAATGCTCCTTTTATACAGCAGTTAAAAAGAACTGCATTACCTTTTGTTAGTTATACATATAGAGTAGCACCTTTACTTGTAGAAGGTTCAATAAGAAGACCTACTGCATTAGCTGCGTGGTCAGCTATAGGTTATGGAATGAATCAATTAGGAATTTTTGCTACAGAAGATGAGACTGGTGAACAGTTAGATAGACTTACTATGAGAGAAAAAGATAATAAGACTATGTGGAATATTCCGGGAATGGCTCCAACAACAATTAGATTACCTTACAACAGTAGTCAAACAGGTGATGCTATGTATGTTGATGTTACTAGATGGATGCCCGGAGGAGATTTGTTTTTAGCAAGAACTGGAGAAGGTTTAAATATTAAATTTTTACCACAACCTTTACAGCCCGGTGGACCAGTAGTAGATTTAGCATATATGTTTGCAAGTGGAGATGACCCATTTACAGGTCAAGAAATTGATACAGATAGAGATACTGTTGAGATTTTAAAACATTTTTTATCACATCAACTTCCTAATATGCCGGGAGTTCCGGGTTCGTTTGCTACAGAAAGAATGAATAGAATAATGAAACAAAATCCACCAGACCCCGATACTTTTGCAGCAGACTATGTAGCACCTATATTAGGATTTCACACAAAAGAAAGTCTTGAAGAGCAAGGTGTAGGATATGATGATTATAGAACATCAGAGTATGCAGTACCTTATGGTTTTTGGGAAGGTATGGCTTATACCTTAGGTATTAAATTAAAACCTATGGATAGTTCAATAAATTATAAACAACAAGTATTTGAATTTGAACAAGAAAAAAGAGAACTAGGAGAAAAAAGAAGTAAAATAATTAAAGACTATCAAAATGGCTCAGACTTACCAGAAGAATATGAAAAGAAATATAATGAATTTGAGTTAGAAGAAATAGAATTTTATGCTAGATATAATAAGTTTGTAAATAGTGTATATGCTTTACAACTTAAAATGTCTTATGAAGAAGGACAAAAAGCTAACAAAGAAGCTAACGAAGAACTTATGAACCGAATAGAGCAAGAAGGTATTGAAACTCCAAGACTTAAAAAGTTTGATGGTGGTGGTGTAAATGTTCCATATACTAAAGATGCTCCAAGAGATAGAGTAGATAAATTTACAGGTAGACCTTATTCAGAACAAATGAATAATTTAGGATTTAATAATGAGTGAAGCAACAACTATAGAACAAGTAGGTATAGATAGAAAAAAATATTTAGAAACATTATTTCCTAAAAGTAATCCTTATTCTAAAATACAAATTCTTAATAGACAAACTAACCCAGTAAATATATTAGATATTGAAAATAGAGTAAAGTTACCTGAACCTACTAGAGCACAAACAGTAATAAAAAAAGGTACTGAATTTTTTTGGGGTCCACAAAGACCTGATGCTAAGAATCCTTTATTAGCACAAATGACTGATGAGTGGACTGATGGTTTAAATTTTTTACCAGCAGTAGGAGTTGCTGCAAAAGGAGTAAGTAAAATACCTAGACTAATTGATAATTATAGAGATGCTAAAAATACTAGAAATGTTATAAGAATGAAAAATCTTTATCATGGTTCTATATTTCCTAATTTAGAAAAATTATCTGTAAATCCCGGAAAGTATGCACCCGATAAGTTTGGAGTAGATTCTGCAAAGAGAGGATTGTTTACTACACCATCTGAAAAAGTAGCAGCTAATATGTATGGTAAAAGTGAACTTACAAATGTAGCTACAAAGTTTGCAGATAGAGGTTTAAAAAGTGGTAAAGTTAAATTAAATTATACTATACCTGCTGCCGATGTGGTTAGAGGAGGAAAGACTTTTAGTTTAGTTAATCCCAATAAACAATTTATTAAAGATTTAAAAGCTAGAATAAAAGCAGTAAGAAAAGAAAATGCAGATGATTTAGCAGATAGAGATTATGTGTTTACAAGAGACCCTTATACTGTAAGACAAGGTGAGCTTGTAGAGTTAGAAGCTTTGTTACAAACAGTAACTAGAACTAAAAGAGGTACTAATTATACTTTTGGTCTTACTGAAAAACAATTAAAGTTTTTTACAGATAGAGGATTTACTAACATCTATCAAGTAAATGGAAGTCACCCAGAAGGAGTAGTTATTGCATTAAAAAGTGTAAAGCCATCTAAGATGACAATAAGAAAACCTAAATATTACATGAGTAAAAAAGAATTAAAAGATAAAGATAATATATTATTTGAGAAAACAAAATTTAAAGGCGAGGAAGGTAGTTAAATGGATATAGAATTATGTAAAGCAGAAATAACTAGACACGAAGGTAAAGTATTAGAGATATATAAAGATAGTCTAGGATATAAAACTCTTGGTATAGGTCATTTATGTCAACCAGAAGACCCTGAGTATGATTGGGAAGTAGGTACAGAAGTATCAGAAGAGGTTGTTGATTTATATTTTGAAGATGATTTCAATAAACACTTAGCAGAAACTATACATGTGTTTGGAACAGAAGAAGCATTTTACAATTTACCATCTGACATACAAAGAGTATTAGTAAATATGTGTTTTAACTTAGGTGGTACTAGACTATCTAAATTTAAAAATATGTTAGGTGCTTGTAGAGCACATGACTGGGATGAAATGGCTAGACAAATGGAAGACAGTCGTTGGTATGGTCAAGTGGGAAGGCGTAGTAAAGAATTACAAGATATAGTTTTACAACAAAATGATTCTGTATACTGAAAAACAATTAGAAAATTGTTACAATGTATATAGAATTATGCAGGTAAAACAAGACATGGCTTTTGTAACGCTAGATGATTTTAGAGTTATGTTTGAGCAAATGTTAGAAACAGTATATGAGGATATGATATGAAAAATATGTTAAAAAATATAGTAGGTGCAGTAGCTCCAACATTAGGTACAGCATTAGGTGGACCTATGGGTGGCATGGCAGCTAATATGATAGCTGAGGTTTTAGGTGTTCCTAATAATCCTAAGTCTATAGAAAAAGGATTAGCAGAAGCAACACCAGCACAAATGTTAGAACTTAAAAAAGCTGAACAAGAGTTTGAAGTTCAGATGAAAGAGTTAGATGTTGATGTATTTAAATTAGAAGTTGCAGATACTCAAGATGCTAGAAAGAATTTTAGTAAAGACTGGACAGCTAGAATTATGGGTATAGCTACAGTAGGTGGATTCTTAGCTTATATATTTTTAGTAACACTACAACCACCAGAGCAAAACTCCGAAGCTCTTATAAACCTTGTACTAGGTTATCTTGGTGGATTAGCAAGTGCTGTTATATCTTTTTATTTTGGGGCTTCTCATACTAATAAAGAATAATGGATGCAGTAGCTTTAATAACCGAAGTAGGTTTTCCTATTGCAGCAGCTTTAGGTTTAGGTGTTTTTGTTTGGAAACTTATTAATAGAATTATTGATGGGATGGAAACTAAACTAGATACCTTAGATGAAAAAGTACAAACATCTTTAGATACAATGGAGGAAAGAGTATCTACTAAACTTGATAGCCAGTATGGTATTATTGTTGCTCTTATAGATAGAGTTAGAGCAATGGACAATCAAAGTATTAGACAAGATGTATTATTAAAAACATTGTTAGGAGTTCCTAACTTAATAGACATAGATAAAATAGCAAAGGCAGATAGAGATGACCAAAGGAAAGATTGATAACATAGAAAATGTACACCCAATGAAGCAGATTACTATAGCTTCTATTATACAAGTAACAATGTTTGTATTTATGTTGTTATCTTTTTTTGTAATTAATGAATTGTTTGCAGATGAAATAGTACATAAATTTAAAAGTCCAAGCTTTAGTGGTATAGGAACTTCTGCACATTATCTTACTATAGAAAATCAAGAGCATATGCGTAAGATGACAATTAAAGAAGAACTAAAAGCTTTACGAGAACAAATAGAAAGAGACAAAGAAAACACAACACTAGCAAGGTTTATAAGAAACTTAGAGTCTAGAATATACGCACAATTATCAAGACAATTAGTAGAAAACTTATTTGGAGAAACTCCAAGTGATAGTGGTATATTAGAATTAGAAGGCAACATCATAGAATATGAAGTTGTCGATGGAATTATAACATTAAGGATTACAGATAGCGATGGGAATACGACAGTCATTAGTTTGCCTATTGGTAGTTTTACTTTCTAGTTGTGCTGTCTTAACTAAAAATACAGACTTAGCTTTAACAAGAGATATAAAACCTGCCAGTATAATAGACTTACAATCAGAAGAATTATATAACTTACCTGCTGCAATACAGCAACCTATTATAGCAGTATATGCTAATAGTTTTCAAGACCTAACAGGTCAAAGAAAAAGTAATAGTAGCTTTGCTATGTTTAGCACAGCAGTTACACAAGCTCCGGAAGCATTACTTATCAGAGCTTTAAAACATGCTGCAGATGGTAAGTTTTTTAGAGTTGTTGAAAGAGTAGGATTAGATAATCTTACAAAAGAAAGACAACTTATAAGGTCAACCAGAGAAAATTTTGAGCAAGACAAAAAACTACAACCTTTATTATTTGCTGGATTATTAATACAAGGTGGAGTTATTAGTTATGATACAAATATAGAGTCTGGTGGTATTGGTGCTAGATACTTAGGAATAGGTAATAGTAAACAATACAGAGAAGATGTAGTAACTATATCGTTAAGATTAGTTTCTGTATCTACAGGTGAAGTATTATTAGAGACTACAGTTTCTAAAAATATTTTATCAACAGGAGTATCTCAGGACATCTTTCGTTTTATTGAAATGGGCACAGAGCTTGTTGAAATAGAAGGTGGTGTAGCTGAGAACGAAGCAGCTTCTATAGCTTTGCAAAAGGCAATAGAGACTGGAGTTTTAAATTTAATAGAAATAGGAATACAGAGAGGGTATTGGGAATATGAAAACATTGAAATTGATGAGCCTAGTTGTGATGCTGAGTGCATTGACAGCATACGGGGATGATAACGAAATTTACATTGACCAATCAGGAGATAATGCAAATATAGATTTGGAGCAGCTAGGTGGTAGCAATATCATTGGTGGGCTACAGTCTACAGCAGGTAGCTTAAATCCATTAAACCTGACTGGAAGTGCCTTGACACTTGACATTAATCAGATAGGTGACAGTAATACATTTCTTGGTGATATACTAGGAGATAACATTACAGGTTATTTTAATTTTGATGGCAACTCAAACGCTTTCACTATTCAGGTGGACCCAACAAATACTTATGGTGCTGACAGTTCTGATTTTAATATTCAAACTACAGGAGACAGTAACACATTTACTTTAGATGTAGCTACTGATTCTATGGCTAGTAATACTGACTTAGACTGGATTATCAATGGTAGTAGTAACACATTTGATTTTGATATAAATTATGATGGTGGTACTTCGTATGTTGATGTCGATGGAGATAGTAATACTATAACCTTTGATGGTAGTGGATATGCAGGTGGTTACTTTTATTTAGACCAAGCAGGTAATTCACGAACTTTCAATATACAGCAATTAAGTACTTTAAATAATGATTGGCTCAAGATACTTTCAACTGGCGATTCTGGTACTGTGTGTGTCATCCAAGATGATAATGGCACAGCAGTCGGATGCTAGTATTGGAAGCGTAACAGAACTAAATGGCATAGGCAGGATTGTAAGGGACATACCTTATGATGCTGCCTTATCATTTGACATTGAAAGTTATGACAATGTCGAAACTTCTAATGGTAGAATAGGAATAACATTTCTTAACGACACTAGAGTTAGACTAACAGAACATTCACAATTACTTATAGATGAATTTATCTATGACCCTGACCCATCTAAATCTAAGATGGCTCTACAGTTTGCTAGTGGTACTGCAAGATTTATAACTGGTAAACTAAATAATATAAATAAAGAGAACATTGCTATCTCAACTCCAAGTGCAAATGTGTCCATTCGTGGTACAGATTTTACAATAACAGTTAACGAGTTAGGAGAATCTCTTATTATATTATTACCAAAAGATGATGGTACTCCAAGTGGAGAGATACTTGTAGCTACTGCTATAGGTGAAGTATTATTAAATCAACCATATCAAGCTACTACAGTTTCTATGTTTGAGGTAGAACCTTCAAAGCCTGTAATATTAGATATTACTTTAGAACTCATAGACAATATGTTAATAGTAAATGAACCACAGGAAATAGAAAAAAATGAAGGAGAGGTTGGAGCTAGTGTTTCTAGTATTCTTGATGTTGATTTCCTTGAATTCGATGATTTAGAAGTAGATTACTTAGCAGAGGATGATTTAGAATTTACAGAACTAGATATAAATTATCTGGATGTAAATTTTCTTGAAGACTTATTAGATATAATAGAAGATATAAATGAGTTAGACCAAACAGAAACTTTGCTACAAGCTGATTTAGATTTAAAAGGTACATCGTTTGGATTTGACCAAGATACTCAGGTAAATACTTTTAGTACAGATAATGTATTAACATTTTTAAAATCTTTAGAAGATACAGTTAGACTTGACTTAGATAAATCTAGTGCATACACAGTTATATTAATACAGAATGGAAAGAGTACACAAATTATAGTTAATGGTGGTGGCTCTTCTACAATAACAATTAAACAAGGGAGTTAATATGAAGTGGGCTAGTTTATTATTAGGAATACTTACGCTTCCATTGTTATTTAATTTTGGACCTCTTGAGGTTATGAGATTAAAAACATTTGATGCTTTAGTAACTACACCTGAACCTTCTGGTTACTTTACTATATTAAATATTACAGAAGAAGATGTTCAAGAAGGAGGAGGTTATCCTTTTCCAAGAGCAGATTTAGCTGACATACATATAGACCTTTTGAATGAAGGTGCATTGGGTGTTGGTTGGGTGATATTGTTTCCACAGCCTGACAGACTTGGTGGTGATGAAGAGTTTGCAAATGCTTTACAATGGAGACATACTGTATTAGCAATGCCAGAGTTTGACAATGGTATTTATCCTGAAACTCATGGTACTGTTATACTAGGACCAGATGTAAGTTTACCACAAGCAAAAGGATTTTTAGAAAACATACCTGAATTAAAAGAAGTATCAATACAAGGTGCTGTTTCTGCTCCAGTAGATGTAGATAATCTTGTAAGAAGATTACCATTACTACAACAAACTCCGGATGGTTGGGTTGCTTCTTTTGGTATACAAGTTTTAAAGTCATTAGTAGATGGAGATACATATCAAATAAAAACTAATGACAATGGTATTGAGATGATAAGAGTCAAAGGACTTGACCCAATACCAACAGATAGTCTTGGTCGTAAATGGATTAGTTGGGTTGATACACCACAGACTACATTGGAGGAGATGGATGTCGCAGGTAAGTTTGTATTTGTAGGTGTTACTGCAGCAGGGGTTATGCCCACTTTAGCAACGCCAAACGGGCTATTAGAGCCTCACAAGATACAGGCTGCCCTTGCAGAAAGTATTTTGATTAACTCTCCGTTCATACCTGACTACAGATTATTTATAGAACTTATTTTATTATGCATATCAGGATTATTAATAACCTTCGTGATAAGTCGCTTTGGTATTACTATGGGTGTATCGTTGGCAGGTATGCTGATATTGTCGATGGGTGGGCTAGGTTACTATTTAATCTATCGAGGCTTTTTAGTTGATGTCACATGGAGTATGACATGTATGACACTTTTGTCATTACAACAATTCTATTTAAGATTCAGAGAACAATATAAACTAAGACAACAAATCAAAAAACAATTTGGTCATTACCTTGACCCAAGACAAGTAAAACAATTACAAGAAAATCCTGGACTGTTAAAGTTAGGTGGTGAGAGAAAGTATTGCACCATGTTATTTACTGATGTCAGAGGTTTCACAAACTTATCAGAAACATTAGAACCAGAACAAGTAACAGAGTTAATGAATAAAACATTAACAATACAAGCTAATGCAGTTAAGAAGTATGGTGGCATGGTTGATAAATATATAGGTGATGCGATGATGGCTATCTTTAATGCTCCATTAGATTTAGATAACCATGAAGACAGAGCAATACTTACAGCTATAGAAATAAAAAAACAAATGTTAGATGCAGACTTAGGTATTGAGATTGGTATTGGAATTAATTCGGGTGATGTTCTGTTAGGGAACTGTGGGTCAGAAGATAGATTCGATTATACTGCTATAGGTTCAGATGTAAACCTTGCAGCTCGATGTGAAAGTAGTTGTAAGGAAGTAGGAGAGGATATTGTGATAGCAAGAAACACTATTGAGAACACAAATATCTATGTTGATAAGTTAAAACCTATAAAAATGAAGGGAATTTCTAAACCTGTAGAGATTTACACAGTAAATTTAGCTCAATATCTATAAATCCTATCAGAAGCACAGAGAAGCTCTGTATTAAATAATCGTTCTTACGATACCTATCGCATTAGGCACTATCAGATAATGCAATACAGAGCATCTGGTGAGGTCAATTTTCTCTAATCCACCATAATTCTAGCATTTAAGTTAGTTTCTAGATAATTATGTATCTCATCTAACTTTTTACAGCCTTCTCTTAATATTACGGTTAATGTTGCATACTCTTCTTTATTAAAATAAGGTTTAAGTTCTGTAATATCTGTATGTAATCTTTCAGATATTAATTTACCTGACCTATCATAAAGAATTTTATAACCTAATAATGTTGCTTCTTTTCTTTTCATAGTTGATTCCTTAAATCTGTTGTACTAAAATTGTGTTGTCTAGAATTATAATATATATCTATATTTCTTTTTAAACAAACATCCTTACCTGTAAAAAACTTATCTTTATATTCCTCTCCAATTATTCTTACATCAATAGGTAATGTAGAGAATATATCTTCAAGTTCTTTTTCTGTAGAGTAGACAATAAAATCATCAACCCATCTTACAGCTTTAACTTGTAGTTGTCTCTCTACAATACTCTGTATTGGTTTATTCTTTTCTGGTCTATCCATTGAAGGGTCTATTTGAATTGCTGCAATCAGATAATCACATTGAGTCTTTGCTTCTTCAAACATAACTATGTGACCTGCATGTAGCAAATCAAAAGCACCACAGGTTATACCAATTTTATCCTTCATTGAAATTTGCGAATGTTATTTTATCTTGAGTTCCACGAAGACCTGCTTTCATATATGTGGTAGCACGACCTTCAAAAAAGTTTTGATGTTCGACACCCATGACTTCATCTATCCAACCAAGAGGATTTTCTCTTTGGTCATAATTAGTTTTAAGACCAAGTTGTAATAATCTTCTATCAGCTATGTATCTATTGTAAGCATACATATCTTTTTTAGTTAGTCCTTGTAAGTCTCCCATCTCAAACACAAGGTCTAAGAATTTATCTTCAAGCTTAACCATCTCTCTACATATCTCATATAGTTCTTTCTTAAAATCATCAGTCCATATTTCTATGTTCTCTTTTATAAATTCTCTAAATAACTTAGTCATTGCTTCTACATGCATTGATTCATCACGAATAGAATAAGTAACTATCTGACCCATACCTTTCATTTTACCGAACCTTGGAAAGTTTAGTAAGATTGCAAAGCTACTAAATAATTGTAGACCTTCTGTAAATGCTGAATAGACTGCTAAAGTTTTAGCAATAGTTTCTTTCTTAGCTCTACTAGGTTTAAAGTTTCCAACATAGTCATGCTTGTCTGCCATCTCTTCATAGTCAGCAAAAGCTTTATACTCTATGTCAGGCATACCAACAGTATCAAGTAGTAAACTATATGCATGTTGGTGTATTGATTCCATGTTAGCAAAAGATGACATCATCATTCTTGCTTCTGGTTTTTTAAAGATAGGCATATACTTATCTATATATCCACTAGCTACATCTACATCTGATTGAGTAAACAATCTAAATATTTGTGTAAGTAAATTCTTTTCTTTGTCTGTAAGTTCTTGCCAGTCTTTTACATCTGTGTGTAAAGGAACAGACTCTGGCATCCAATGCATTTGATTCTGTAATACATAGTA